TGACCCTGACTGGGCCCCCCGTGTGATCTACGCTGGCAACGACGTGTTTAATGCAATGACAGGCCCGGCCTGCATGGTAATTATGGAGCGCATGGTCGAGATTGGTCGCACCCACAAGCTTGAAGTCAATGGAGTACGCACTGAATTCGCGTACAAGACCACTGACGTCAAACTCTGCCAATTTCTCTTTGAAGATGAGACGTTGAAAGAGACTGTGGAAGGTGACTTCAGCCGTAACGACCGGGAACAAAGGTCGCGAGTGGCCGTGCTGTACGACGCATGGCTAGCTAAGTTAGGCATCCCGCAATGGTTCAGGACACTTTTACTGGACCTCGAACATTACACAGTGGTGAACCATCAATATGGTCTGCGAGCTAAACTGTTCGCGCAACTACCCACCGGTACAACATCCACCACCCCGAGAAATAGTTTCTACAATTGGGTCCAAGCCTGCGTCGCTCTTCGTCGACAAGGGATTCGGGGCCGATTGGTGATTCTGGGTGACGACCTGCTCGCGAGACTGAGTAGGCGGTTGGATCTCAACGCTTGGGTACGTACTGTTGCGGACTTTAAAATGGTCCTGAAGGCCAAAGCTCCGCAGATCGACGGCGCTGCAACTTTCCTGTCACGACGCATCTTCGCAAACGAAGCTATCCCTTGCATGGTCCCATTGCTCGGGAAGATGTTAGTACGGTTCAATATACGTGCTACAATCGACGACTCCTTATCCGACAGCGCATACATGGCTGGCAAAGCACTCAGTTACGCATATGAGTGCCGCCACGTGCCCATGTTGCGCAACATCTTTCTGAAGCGGTACCACGCAGAGAAAGACTCGGACGAGGTGCGGTTACAAGACTTGACGTGGTTCACCAGAACGTCCGGTTTAACCGTGGAACAAATCGTTAAGCAAATCGAAAACGAAGAGGTGGTCGTGGATGACTACTCATTCGGCGCATGGTGCTGTGAACAATACGACCTCGACATGTGCGAGGTTGAAGACTTGTTCGAAGCAACTGTGAATAACGCCGACCCTGTGATGTTGTCCATGCCCACCATCGCGAACATGGCGTGCGACTATAGTTGAGCTGACATCAACAAACACTCCGACACTTTCTGGAGAGATCCTTTATTGTTGATCTCACGCTCTTGCAGCGGATCGGCCCACCTGCCAAACAGC